GTTTTTCCACATTAAGTGGTAAGGGTGATCATAGTATCACCAACTATCCAAAGTAGACTATATTTGAGGAGATTTCATCTCTCAGTAATGCGGACCTCTCATAACAAGTGGATTTAGCATAGTAATCATAACTTTACTAGCTAAACTCTCTTCTTGAGAAGCCGTTACACGGGTTGGAATCCTAAATTTAAAGCTTAGAACTTGTACCTTTTGGTACACTTTGAGTGCATCCTCCATTTTAATATTTCGAGCCTTAGCTTGCTTGATGAGTAGTTCTTCAACTATATCTTCAAGCTCGTAAGGATCATTATCTTTGATATAATCATCGATAATGAGGTCCTCGAACCATCCTGCAACTTGTGAAAGTTGTAGTTTGGATAACATGGACTCCTTGACTAACTTCCTTGATCACTCGTTAAGAGTATCTAAGTGGTTAGTAGCAAGGACTTTGATATCATTGTAAGCGGATTGGAGAACCGAAGCAACAAATAGTTCTTCGTTTTCGTCCATCCACTCTCCTCTGATATCCAAGTTGGATAACTCAAAAGAAGATTCAACCTTTTGAATCTTGTCTCGACTCATTCCTATTAATGTCTTCACCGGAACTTCAAATGAAGTATCGGCATCAAAATAAACACCCTTTCGGGGGTCTACGATGGACGACATTAATCTAGTACGCTCAATCTTAGATTGACTTCCTAGTTGGAATGCAGCAGCAAACAGCTTTAAATCCCTTTTTTCCTTCGCTCTGAAGAAATTCAGAGCGTGGTGGATTGTTGAGATTTTCGAGATGTAGCCCTTAGCAATTCAATGAACAATATTATTGATCAAAGAATTTCTAAGTGCAGACGATCAAATTTGACTCATGGTAATACCAGAGACTAATTTGTCGCCGATCACAGTTCGTTTAGCGAATTCAAATACGGGACGATCTTTTGAAATCAAGGATTTAGAAAAATTAATTTCTAAACCAAGCTTTCTCATGATCTCCGTATAGGCATTAGCCAACGGACTATCAAAGATTACAATATCATCACCAAGGACCTCGTATCTTTCTTGTCACTCAGTAAAACCGAGTGATCTTGAGGCGACTTGCATAGTTCAATGATGAGTTATAGCAAGACCCGCTCAAGAAGAAAGACATCCCATAGGTTGACCAACAGCATATCTATAAACCTGATTAGGGTCTAAAGAATACTGTTTAGCTGAGTTTGTTGTAAAGGTAAAATCTCTTTTAACCATTACATCGACTCAAGCTTGACTCAATCCTTGAATCCTGAATAAGGACTCGAAGATTGCGCCGGTTAACACCACGGGCAAGCGATCAGTGGCTGCAGATAAATCAAAGCTAAAAGCTTGATTGTATTTGATAGCCTTCTGTGAACACCTCTCTACTGCAGCGTCTTGATCAAAAGTCCCATCATTTGGTATCTTTGACAATAAATCAAAGATAGCAAGATGTAGGGGCTTCATCACAGACTGAGTCACTGTATCGACTAGAGCAAAAACTCTAATCTTTCCAGCTGCCTCATGCTTAGTAGCGAACTGACCAAAAGGAGAAATCATAGATCCTTTTACTGGAAGAGAATCTTCCGGTAAATCGATTATGATGTTCTTAGCGCCATCAAGGCGCTCTAGAAACTTCTTAGTGTTTCATTTTTGTCCTACCACATTGAGATAATTTAATAAATTATATCAAATTTCACCTCCTTTTTCGTGTGCTAACAGATGATAAACATCTGTCAGTATACCGAAAGAGGAATTAACATTGGAAGGCGATGCCTTCCCTGTTATGTGAAATGTAGTAGGTGCCAAATTGAGCCTCCGACTTGCTTCGAATTCACTAGGTCAGCGGAACCCCATAGCTTCTCTTAATAGAGAACTAAGGAATTCCTCTTCACCAGTAAATGGAGCAGTTATAGTTTCTTATTTCAATTTACGAGGGATTTCTAAAACCCTGTAAATAGAAAAGAGACTATGTCAGAAGCGAATAACACTAGCGTCACCGTGTATCATACGAAATCTATCACTACGATTAATTATC